GCAGACTGTCCTTGACGATGCGAATTCGACGGTGGTAAGAACGACCATTGATGCCGTATCGGAGGATGATGTCAATGCCCTGATTGCCGATGCGATAGCGGATCTGGCAAGTCAACTGTATGCGCCTGGTGATATCAAGATGACAGGAAAGTCAACTGCAACAATTGGTTGGCTTATGTGCGATAGTTCGGCAGTAAGTCGAACAACATACGCTGATCTTTTTTCCGTTATTGGAACGGCCTTTGGTTCAGGAAATGGATTGACGACGTTCAATGTTCCAGATTTGAGGGGTCGTTCTCCGCTGGGCATGGGTCATGGTTCAACGGCGGAGGGGGGAGGGACGGGAACAGACAGGGTATTGGGAACAAAAGTGGGAGCGGAAACCCATACATTAATTGAAGCCGAATTAGCCGGGCATAATCATCAAGAAAAAGGCAACCCGAATTCTGTTTACAATGTCTCAGGAGCGGGTGCCTTTAAATGTTTGGCCCAGTATGGCACTGGAAGCACGGGGGCCGCTGGCGGAAATGGAAGTCATAACAATATGCAACCTTCCTTGGTGGTCAACTTCATGATAAAGACGTGAGGGAATTCTTCATATCTTTTTCCCTGTTTGTTTTGTAGCCCTATAAAATTCCTCTCTGGAAACACCGGATTGGCTTATCATTGATTTAATTAATGAAACAGAGTAATCGGGATATTTTATATCGACGGTAACGGAACGACTTATGCCGTCAACAGTTTTTCTATATTTTTGGTGTGATCCTTCCTGTGCGACTTTGACAAACCCAAGGTTAACCAGAATTTCAATAACATTTCCAGGGGTTAATGGAGGATATCTTTTCGGCAAGAGAGATTAACTAGGATGGAAGATATTGGAGGAGATCCAATTCACAACCACGCAATTTAGCGGTGACGATCTGGCATTTATCGTTGAAATGCCGAAACAGGGCGTTTGCGAGGCAACAGATTACGATCCCGTAAAATTTGAGTTTGATGGATAGCGGCGGTCTCCGTCTCATTTGGTCAAATGTTTTTCCTTCCGAAAATTCTGTCTTAACGTAAAAGGAGACGGTTTCCTTAAGATTAGAAAGAGCCTCCTCAACTGAATTACCCTGTGAGGCCAGGTTAAAATCAAGGCAATAGGCGATGAAATGCGGCCCTTCTCTATAGCCTATAATACTGATGATTTGAGTTTCCATCTTGGATAGTGTACCCAGAATTCCCCTTTATTTCAAATTTATTTCCCCTTTCTATTTTTGGGGCAAAATCAGTTTAGACTTACCGCGTTCCCATTTTTTCTTCACAAAAGGTTTTAATCGATCCACTTCGGTTTTAAGAAAGGCAAGATAAACTCTCTTCCCAATTTTGATTTTCTTGACGGAAAGTTTGTTTTGAAGAACCCATTTATAGACCGTCATTTTTGTCACGCCTAAACTGTCCATAACGTCCTGCACGGAGAGATACAAACGGCCCTCCCTTCTACTTAATTCTGCAATCGGGCAAGAATATACCATAGAAAACCCCTTAAAATCACACCTTTTGACTACTTTGTTTTTGGGCCCAAATAGTTCTTGACACCTGGACTACATTGGGTATATACTCGGAGTATAATTCTTAAGGCCGATACTGTCAAGGAGAACTTATGAGTCGGCTAAAGACAATCTGTGCCTGGTGCAAAAAAGTTATCTCGGAAGTGGAATCCGAGAAGGATTTAATCTCTCACGGGATCTGTGAAGCCTGTGCGGAGAAGGTGGAGAAAGAGGAGGAAGAAAACCATGACCGACACCGAGAAGAAACTGAGAGAGATACGAAACCAACTGGATCTGGTTATGACCTACGTTAACACTGCCCCAATTGCGGGTATCACCTCAGACCATATCCACGTTCTGACAAACGAGATCGAAAAGATCCACGCCATGTCCAGGAACTTGGAAGACCAACTTTGGGGGAGGGTTGATTGACGGTCAACAGACAAGGAAATAGAAAATGATGAAAATTTTGCGCTGTAATCTCAATGAATTGAAAATGAAGTACAAATATATCGAGATGATTTTCTTCGGAGAATCAGATTGGAATGATGGCAGATACGTATTCAAAATCAAAAATAGAAAGCACACCGATATTTTAGGAACTCTCACTTATTCTCCCGAATGGAGACAATGGGTTTTATGGCCTAAAGAAAATACGCAATGGAGTGGAGATTGTCTTTTAGATGTGAATGATTTTATTAAACAATTACAAAATCAAGAGGAAAATACCGAAATGTATCCTTGTGCTCTATGCCATGAAAATTATGTTGATATAAAGAATGGGAACGATATTTGCTTTGAATGTTTGGGAAAATAATGAAAATCAATAAGAAATGGGTTTTGCTTGAACCAGACAAAACAGATGAGAATTATCAAATAATTCCTCTTAACGATTCAAGAAAACACAAAGAAATAATGGCCGATTGTTGGTGCGAGCCGAAAATAGATTTTGAAAACGGCAAAAGAATCGTCATTCATAAAGCGAAAGATGGAAGAGATGGAGTTAAAAAAGTTTTTATAGGTAAAACTAAAAAAATACCCTTTTTGAGAAGGGAATGGTGTGGGGCCTGTTGTCTTTATCATGTGACTTTTTATCCTCATGGAATAGATATGCGCCGAAAGTATTTAAAGTGTCCTAAATGCAATCATCGAGCTTGTACAGATGATGAGTCTGGACTAATTCGCAAAAATGGCGAAGAATTTTATGTTAATTGACCGTCAAGAAACGGGAGTGGAACAAATCACATGGGGGCGACGCCCACTCTCCCGCTTTTAAATAAGGAGGTTGCGATATGAGCGAACACACACCGACACCGTGGGCTGTAGATCCTGGAAAAGTAGGAAATACAGATATTGTTTATAGGAATCCCCACAATGACGGAAGAGGAATGGGTATTACTATACATTCGGGGATTGATGAAAATGGATATGGCTTCGCTACTAACCAAGATAGGATAGATGCCGCCTTTATCGTCCGAGCCGTCAACAATTTCGAGGGGCTTTTGGAGGCGGCGAAGGATGTTCAGACGGAATTATGGGAACTAAAAAACCACCATCAAGAACCGCAGGGATCACCTGAACAAGAAGCCTTGGATAACGCCATCGCAGAGGCCGAGGATAAATCCAATGGATAAGCCTATCTGGGAACTGGCGGGGATGTCACAAATGGAATACAGGGGGCTTGACTGGTCAAGGAAGAAAACCCTGATCTTTTTACACCGGCACATCAAGCCCAAACATTTCTGGACTTGGTGGTGGCAGATGTTCAAGGTGTGGAGACGGAGGCCGGCGGGGGGGTATCTTCGTCGGGCCTGGATCGTCGAGAATTACCTGGATTATCAGGCGAAGCATTCTAACTTTCATTTATTGCCCGAAACGAATTTAAATAAAGAAGCGTGATCTTCTAAAACTCACAAGGAGATACAAATGACACTCAAAGCAAAGAAGCCAGAAGCAATCGAGAAGCGGTTAAAGTTGTTCATGTACGGCCCTGCCGGTGTCGGAAAAACGACTGCAGCGATTCAGTTCCCCTCAGCCGTCATTATCGACATGGAAAAAGGAGCGGAGAATTACACTCAGACCATCTCAAAGTCTGGGTCTGTGATTCTTCAATCCGTAAACCCCGACGAGGTAAAGGATGAGATCAAGAATCTCTTGACGGAAAAGCACCCGTACAAGACCTTGATTATTGATCCTGTCACCTCTCTTTACAATGCCATTCAAGAGAAGTGGGGACGGATCTTCGAGAAGCACGCAACGTCAGAGAAGCAGGCCGAGCTCCAAGACTTCGGGATGAGGTATTGGGGCCGGATCAAAAGTGAATACAAAGCCATTCAACGTATGCTCATGGCTTTGGACATGAACATTATCGTCCTCTCCCATCAAAAAGATGTTTACGGGCCAGGGATGCAGAAGATCGGGGTCGGAGCCGACACGATGAAGGGAGACGAATATTTCTTTGACTACGTTTTCCAACTTGAAAACAAGGATGGGAAACGGATTGCCAAGACCGTCAAAGAACGGGCTGAGATCGGTAAGAACAAATTCCCGCCTGAGTTTGAGTGGTCTTATGAGGCGTTCAAAAAGTTCTACGGGGCCACCGTGATTGAAAAAGCGTCTACTCCTGTGTCGATGGCGACAAAGGAACAGGTGGCGAAGGTGAAAGAGATGTTGGAGATCGTCAAGGTTGAGGAATCAGAAATCAATAAATGGCTCACCAAGGCCGATGCTGATTCTTTCGATGAAATGACCGCTGAGACAATCGGGAAAATCATCGAATACCTTGAAAAGAAAGCCAAATCGGTCACAACGTCGAAAGCGGCATAAGGGGGGAAGTCATGTCATTTACTTACAATTCAAAGGGTATCAACATGGACACAAATTACTTGCCCGCGCCGGAGGGGATTTACACTCTCCAAATCGTGGATGCTATCGAAAAAGTTACGAAGATCAAGGCCGATGGAAGCGGGGGGGACCCTATGGTTTCCATCAAATGCGAAATCGCCGACATCGGCGAATGGTTGGGGAACACCGTTTGGAACAATGTGACGTTCATGAAGGACAAGACCAAACGGGGGGCGGGTATGGCGATTGCCTTCCTCAAGGCCATTGGAGAACCCTGGGAGGGGGAAATCGACGTTGTACCGGAACGGTGGGAGACCAAGAGATTCCGGGCCAAACTCACGGTTGAGAAAGACCTCAATGGAGTAAACCGGAACAAGGTCGCCTACCTGGTAACAGATGAACCAAAGGAAGATGATGTTCCATTCTGAAGGATTCATTAAATCCGATCTTGAAAAAGACTTGGAGGAGCTACCGGATAAGATTGCGGAGGCCCTCCAAGTCTGGCGTATCAAGACTCTGGAACGGGAGAAGACCGACGCTTTACTTCACGCCCGATTTAAGGGGTCCGACAAGGGATTGACGGCAACCGATATCAAAGCCCTCATAAACGCTGACCAGGGGCATTACAATGCCGTTTTAGATGAGGTTAAGGCTGAGGCCAATTTCAAACGTCTGGACGAAACTTTAATGGGTAAAAAGAAACTGGCAAGTCTAAGGACGGCGTTCTGATGATCGAAGCCCTTGAATAAGTGTATTATTTGGCCTCAGAAGGGGTGAAAAACGGGCAAGGATCGACATTTGATGTTTTAGGGTATCTGAATACCCTTGAAACGCTTGTAGGAACCGAAGATTTGAATTTAAGGCCGTGGTGAGGTGATACTCTTATGGATAAGAGCTGGATTGCGAGGGTTCAATTCCCTGAATCCATAACCTATCCGGGTTCACGGCCGGATTTAAGGCCGTTGCGGAGAAATCCGGTTATCGTAAAGGCACTGGGGGGACGCCCCGTAAGAATGTCAGTCGTAACGCCTGTGAAACAAGTAACCGAAATTCGCATTCTTTGAGTAGGTGAGGGTGGAAGGGTCAACGGCCCCAATTTAAGGCGGAGGTCGTCGAAAGACTACGGCTCTGTACTGAATACTCAACGTGAGGCCAAGCAACGTTAGTGGAAATGTCAGGGCCTCCGCCCCATTTAAAACTCGAAAGGGAGGGGGTATGGGAGAAATGGCAGACGCAATATTGGATGGTGTTTTCTGTGAATCCTGAGGAGCATATCTTGGGGAAGGTGACGGATATCCGACAAAATGCAAGTCCTGTAAAGAAGAAGAATCAGAAGAGGGGAGGTGAGGGGTGAAGAAGAAAAAGAAATGCGACTGTCCAATT